GCTTCCGCGCTATAAGCGGTAACGATAGAGACGTTGCCGGCCGCGACCAGCTCGCCAGCCTTTTTGCCTTGTGGGGTTTCATGAAAACGGACGCGGCCCCAAACCGCGCCGTCTTCGATCCGAACATCAACGAGCTTGGCGAGCGAGCGGGTGACGGCGCTATCTTCGCGGAGGGAGTCGAGCACCGGGACCATGCAGCCGTCTCGCATCCTGTCGAGGTTGATGCTCGACGCCAAAATCCGAAGTCGCTCCATGCCGTAGGCACGCTCGACCGGGCCGCCATGACAAAGGGCAATTTCAACCGTTCGTGCGTCGATAGTTTTCGACACAAGGCCAATCAACCTTGTCGAAATTTGCGGCAAGCCGAGATAGGAAAAATTCATGATTACTCTCCTACGGCTTCATAGTCCGCGTTGCCGTCGCCGTTTGCGGCTGGCGCAAGGTGTAGGCCGGACGAACGTTCGGATGCTTTTCAAACGCGCTATGCAGGATCGGCTCGACGTTGGATTTCGCCTTGGGATTTTCGTTCAATATCTTGCAGTGCGCCCACGCTGGCGGCGCGCTGGTTTTTGAACCACCATGTTGTTTGCGTTGGGGCGAATCCAAATCCCACGCAGCGCCGAGAGCGCGAGCTCTGGCGACCATCGCCAATGGAATTTCGTGATCATTCATCGACGCAAGGGGGTGCTGTCCACCTTGCTCGTCGAAAAACCCGAGATTCTGCGTCAAGAATAAACGCATCGTCGTCGGCGGCGGTGCAACCAGCTTGACGACGACACCCGGCTTGCTTGGAGCGCGTTCGCGGCCTTCAAGAACGGCCAGCGCGGCGCCGCGCAAGTCGGGGATTGAAACGGACAGCGCCAGCTCGGCTTCATTGGCAGCGTTCGCAAGAAACTCGCTGATGCCGCTCGCTTCGACCCTGAAACCTGCGTACTTCCGCAGATCACCCGCGAGCGTGCGCGTTGCGGCCAGCCATGGGGCGAGCTGCTTTTCGATATGCTCGACGTCGGCATAAATCGTGTCGGCTGCCGCCGTGCGCTGCTTTTTGGTTTCTTCGTCAGCCAGCTCGCGCTCGGCTTGGACGACGCGATCGGCCTGCGTTTCGATGGCGGTATTGAGACTGGCGACCAACGAACGTCCGCTGTCGACCTTGGCCTGCAGGTTGCCGGTAGTCTTTTCATCACTGTCATCGCCGTCGAGAAGGTGCGCCTGCAATGCAGCCATTGCCTTTTGCAGCGATAATTTTGCCGCCTCGCGCTGGCTTTCCAGCCGCGACATTTTGGTTTTCAAAAGGCCGATGCTTTCGCCAAACTTCTGCATGATATTTACCAATCTGTTTGCCATGGGGTATCCTAACAGCCGTTAGCGGCCACGTCCCGATGGTCAATTCCCGCTTTTATGGGAAAGCAACTTCTGAGCCTTGGTGCGATCCTTTTTTCGAGGTTCGGCGTTTCTGACCTTGATCTGTTCAAACCGCGCTTCGTCGAACCGGTCTGGATAATCAGCGCGGAGTGCGTCGGAGTCGACGTAAAGGGTGCCGGCGACCGGTTTCAGATCAGATCGGTTGTATAGCCTGTTTTCGTCGACATCGCCGAGCACATGGCAAGCCTGTGCGACCGTTAGTGCCTTAGCTCTGTCGAACATCGTGAGCGGGACTGGCACCTGCCCGGCGATCACGATTGCCGTCAGGGTAGCGATTTGATCAGCCATACTGCGCATGAACGCCCGATCTTCCTGTCTGGCCTCAAGCAGCTCTCGCATCACTCGTTTCGCCGGATGTTCCGACCGCGGCGCCAGCGATCGCGATCGTGATGGCTTTGCTTCAGCTTTTGGTTTTTGCTTTTTCACTGTCATGTCCAGGTTTTTATCCATTTGGATTAAACCAGTTGCCGCGAACCCGGCCGTTATGGATCCAGCCCGGCGGGCGTATTCCGGCCTGCTGCGGCTGTCTCGAGGTGGAATAGATTTTGTGTAATTGGTCAGGATCGGCCTGGGGCCTAGCCTGGTCGAAAATGACCGGACCGCCCTCTGGCGGATTCTCGTCGTCCAGCTCGATTGGTGGTGTCGGTGGTGTTGTCGGCCTGGGGACGATGGCCTGGATGCGAGTTGCGTGCCGCGCGGCCAGACAATAGACCGCGCAGTCGAGCGCTTCGTTATGCTTGCCGTTGGGCAAGACCCAAATGCGGTATGGCCGGCCTTCTTTGTATCTCGTTTGCACGGCCTCGGATGTGAGCTGCGCGAAATACTCCGGATCAAAAGCGCCGCCAACCGGGAAGTGAACATAGCCGGGACCGGGCTTCTCAAGTCTCAGCCGGGAATAAATCACGTCCTTGGCGGTATCAACGCCGCACATGAATATTTGGCTATTGTCCTTGGTTCGGCTCGATCGCGGCGGCCATATCGGCTTTGGCCCGCTCACACCCTTGATCGGCAGCACATTGAGGCCTCGGCGCGTGCGGCAATACGTCAGGACCGCGTGTTGATGATGGCCGCCAGTATCAACGCAGCTGACACGGACCCGCAGTTCGCGGCCGGTGTCGGTGCGGTAGATGTCCTTGAGCACCGCGTCGAGCAATTGCCAGACGTATTCCTGAGTCGGATCGCCCGGCAACACCTCGTAGCGAACCGCATACATCTCTTCAAACGGCCCGAAGCCAATGATCTGCACCTCAAGCCGATCGCCCTGCACGTCGATGCCGGCGGTCAGCAGTTGCACCTCGTCGGGGATCGACTGCGAACCATAGGCTTCGCCCCGACGAAGCAACGATGCGCCCTCGACCGTCTCCTGTTCGCTTTTAAATGGTTCGCCCAACACGGTATTGCTCCACACCTGCAAAAGTTCGCGATTTTTTCGCGCCGCTAAAAACTCCCTAACGACATCAGCCATTGAAATCCACGGCGACAAAAGACCAGTAATGTGAAAGCCGGCTATGCCGATGACATCATGATTTGTCGCAACCCATCGGCCCCTGGCGACGGCGTCGTGGCGTTCGATGTCGGTCCATACCGAGCCGCAACCTTCGCAGATGTAATGCGCGGTATGCGGCAGGTGCTGGCCGGTTTCTGTCTTGTCCCAGCGAACATTGGACCAGGCCAGCCGCTGCTCATGACCGCAATCAAAGCACGGCACCAGATAATGACGCTGGTCGCTTGCTAGCCACTCGCGCCAAATGACGGATGTTTCCATAATCGTTGGCGTCGAGCCGAGTAGCGTTTTTCGGTTCCAGAATGTCCCCTGTCGTTTTGACGCCAGCGCCAGCGGATCGCCCTCGGAGCCTGCCGACAACGGGAAGCGATCAACTTCGTCGGCGATGACGATGCGCACAGGACGCGACGCCAGGCCGGCCGGCGAGTTGGCGCCGACGATTGCAAGACGGCCGCCGGTGAAGACTTTTTGCCGCAGCGTGTTGCCGGTATCCCGTGTAAGCGGCGACTTCACCTTGCCGGCCAGGCACGGCGTATCACGCAACATTGGTGAGAGCCGATCTTTCGACCAGGCTTCGGCCATTTCAACGGTCGGCTGAATGACCAAGATCGGCGCCGGATCTTGATCGACGAAAAAGCCCAAAACGTTATTCACGCACTCGGTGTATCCGACCTGCGATCCCTTCGCGACGACCACGCGCGTGATAATTGGATCGCTGAGGGAATCCATAATTCCTCTAAGGTACTCGGCGCGTGATGTTTCCCATGCGCCTGGTTCGGCGGATGCTTCCGGCGATAGCCGCCGCTCGCGATCAGCCCATTCGCTGACGGTCAGCGTTGGTGGAGGGGCCAGCGCTGCCAGGGTGCGGTTGATGATAAGCTGAAGCGCTGGCGGGTAGCGTCCCGGCTCAGTGCGACGGTGTTTTGGCAAGTGCTGTGAGCGCGGCATGGAGTTCTTTCTGCATCAGCGTTTCGGCCTCGGTGGCCGTCTTACATACGATAACCCGTGGAGCGATTTTCTTTGGCACAGCCAGGATGCGCGTGCGAATATTGCCGGCCGTTGCAATCCAAGCCGCATCGATGTCGCTGGCAGGCACCAGATCACCAGCTTCGACGCATGCGTCACGTTCGGCCTTGTCCGCTTTCGCCCGCGCCAACCGTGAACGCTCGACGGTCAAGTTTGCGACATCATCGCCGCCTGCCGTCACACGCTTGTGCTGGATATAGGCTTGAACGCATGCCGCCAGATTAAACTCGCCGCGGTTAGCGCGCGGAAGCACGCCATCCGTCGCAAGATTGGCAATCGACGCACGCGAAATCCCGATAATTTGACCGAGTACAGCAGCGTTTACGACGGCATCGGCGACGGACTTCGTTTTCATTTTAATCCCCTAAAAATGTAGCTGTGTTGCGATGTAACCCGAAGGCGTGCGCTTCCCTCGACCATCCGGGTGCCTGTACAGAACCTAAGCCGAGTTGCCATGGTCACCTTCTTTTGCAGCCGATGGTCCGTCCCCGCTGTTGCAGGCTTGGTGCAGGCCGCAACATTGCGTCTGTTGCGGGCTGTCACCGCTAAAGGAACGGGACGGGCGCAATTTTGCCTCGGGGTCATCGGACACATCCGGTCCGCTTGCTTCGGCGGCGCCCTTTGGTGGTGGGGGCGCTATGCGGGCCTCGTGCTCGCTGTGAGGTGAGGCAAACTCACACCCACCTGGTAACTGAATAGTGGTCCTGTGGTGGGACTGTGAGGCTTAGAAAGCGGGGCTGACAGTCCCATGTCAGGGCCATAAACGTTGCTCCTATGCAACACAGTCCCGTCTCAGGTCCACCCCTGGCTCTGTGGTGGGACTGTGCGTGTCTGAGGTGGGACTGTGAAATGAATTTTGGGGCGCCCACTTCATGAAGTCTTTCGACGCGATCCCGTTCGTTGCGGTAGTGTCGGCGGGGAATTCGGTCAGCAGCCATTCGGTGGCGATGCGCCCTTTCAAGTTGAAGCCGCTTCGCTTGCCGATCTTGATAAAGCCGAGTTCCTGGAGCCGTTCGAAGCAGCGTTGGGTCGTGCTGCGCCCGATATGAAGCGCGGTGGCTGCCTCTCGGACGGAATACGGGATCTTGCCGTTGTTGCTGTTTGGGCCTCTGTAGCGCCTCGCCAGCTCGATGTAGAGCGCCCGGCAATTGCCGTCGAGCGCCTGCCATGCAGCCGATGCTAGCATGTACTCGGTCAGGCTGACGTAACGGCCGCGTTCACGACCATCCTTTGCGGTTCGCTTGTGGTAGCTCTTACGGTTTGTCATCGGCGCGTGGGCGCCGTAGTACGCTGTGGTGGGCCTCCGAAAGAAGGAATCCCCATCATGTCGGTGAGCTGATCTATAAATTGGGCTTCGCAATTTGCGGTGATGACGACAAAACTATCCTCATCCGGCCAGTTCCTTTGCCGGATCACGAGATCGCCTACCGGGTTGCGGTAAATCGCGGTTTCGGCTTGCGCCCGCAGGACGATGGAGGATTCGTCGTTCCAATCAAATTCCTCTGCGTCGCTTTCGGAATCGGGCTGCGCCTCGATTGCCTGGGGCAATGCTTGGGGCAGTGGGGAATTTGAGTCGCCGGGTGGGGAAATTTCCACGTCCCCACGCCGCGTGCTGACGGTCTTGTGGTCACACCCGACAGCTTTGGCAATCGCCCTGTCGCTGCGTGATGGATCCGCAGCTAGCTCAGCATCGATGGCCGCACGCGTTTCCGCCCTGGTAGGCGTCTTCGCATTTGGCGCCAGGGGAACGGGGTTGCGTGCATCGAAATCTAGATCACGTACTGCATTTTCACATAGTTCGGCCATGGTCGGCCCTCTGTTTTTGAGGGTAGTGGCCGATCCGATGCTTGAAACCTAAAAGGTTTTGCGGCATGGTGTGTTTGCTTTGCTCGACCTACTACCCAAATTCCAGCGCCTCCGGATTCAGCCCCGGGGGCGTTGATCGTTTACACGCGCGGTTGCGCGAGCGGCGAAACTGTTCTGGGCTACGATATCCGCGGGATTGATGACGTGAAAAAAGCGGCGGTCAGCCCGGGGACGAGGGCCCGCGGTCTTCTGACAGCGCCGCATTGATCAAGCTGAGGCGAAACGACAGTCGATCATCGCGCCGTGAGTCAGCTTCGGCCTGCGCACCGGACAGGAGCGCCCATAGTTCTAGCGCCTTTACGGCGGCAACTTGCATCGCGCCCGGCTCGTCGTTTGCCAGGCGCAACAATTGGGTCGAAAACGGATGTCTCATTGTGTAGCTCCTACTTAATGGGTCCGCGACATTTTGCGGGCCAGCTAAGTCATTGATTTTGCTAGAGTGGGTTTTCTGCGCCCGTGATTACATTTTCGTGATT